TCTTTATTCTAACTGGTGGAGCGGACGCTTATCAGCAAGCTCTCTCTGGTGCAGAAGGTTCTGGTAAAGATTTAGGTTTAACATCTGAATTACTTAGAGCACAGCTTACTTTATTAAGAGAGGATGTTGCATTAGATAATCAAGAGCTTGACGCATTTGCAGAGGCATTACAACTTATGCACGTTGGAGTTGTACCGAATGCACTTAAAGATATAGACAGTATGACTACTGCCTTTAAAGACTTCTTAGACCCAACTACTACTGCTGACACTGATATTTTCTTTAGACAATTAATAGAAGGTGAAGGACAATGGCAAGAAGCTGTTGACCGTTTGAACGCTACGGATACTGGTCAATTTCAAACTAAAATGAGAAAAGCTAAAGAAGAATTTGGATCACTGTTCGTTCCTATAGAAACTGATATTGCTGAATGGTGGCAAGACTTTCAGATTTCATGGATTAACTTTGGAAGTAATATCATGAGGATTCTTGGTGGAGATATGGGAGCACTTTGGAGTATGACTGTATGGCAGCCTATGACAACTATAACAATATTTTTTGTAAATATTATTAGAAGTATATTCTTCGACTTACTAATCAATCCTATTATTAATAACTTCGGATGGTTTGGAAACGTTATGAGATATAAGTTTACTGACATGTGGCTTGATATACAATCTATAGGACGAACACTTTGGACACTACTTGTACTTACCTTCGAAAGAACATTCATTAAAAAGATATTAAGCTTAGCAGGAAACCTAGCTTTGGACATTTTTAATGTTGGAGTAAGTATTGTAGTAGGCTTATGGGATGGAATAAGATCTAAAAAAACATGGCTGCTTGACCACGTAACAGGTTTGGGTGGTAGCATTTTGGGGGCATTTAGGTCTGGCTTAGGTAATTTATGGCCTTTCTCGCCTTCTAAAGTAGGGATAGCTATAGGAGAAGGTTTAGGATTGGGTATAGTTAGAGGTATCCAAAACATTGATACTTCTGTTGTTAACGCATCAAGGCTGCTAGGACAGTTTAGTACAAGAGGAATAGTATCTCAAGGCATTGGTCGTAATAGTAGAGCGCAAGGTAGTATAGCTTCAAGTTCTATCACTATTAACATACGTGACAATAACTTTGGAAATGCTGATCCTGCAATAGCTGGAAGAACTATGGCTGGTGAGATATTGAAAGGTATTACCAGGGGTGGTAGCATTACTTCAGCACCTTTAGTACCTTAACGTATATTATTCAAAATGCCTATAAACGATTTTCCGGGGTTCTAATCTGGCTAGGTGACGAATGACACATGAAACGAGGTCTGTAGGTCACAATTTCGATTCTGTGACCGAGAATCATGTAAGGCTGAATCTGTCCCAACCCATTAACGGTGGTATCGCTGAATGGCTTTAAATTTGACAATAGATGTAGCATCTGGAGTTGGGGTAGACTATCTAGGTGTACTCGACTATACAAGCCTTGTAGTAGAAAATAGTGTAGAAGTTGCTGCTGACACTATGGACTTTACCTGTGTAATTCAATCTAATGAGATTGCCAGTCCTATTGAAGGACAGGAGGTAATTTTTAAAGATGGCTCCACTAGAGAGTTCGCAGGTATTATAACTAAGATAAATAAGAAGTTTGGTCCAACTCGTTCGATAGTCTTGCATCAATGTCAATGTAAGGATTATGTATACTTCTTAGATAGACGGCTTGTTAATAATACATACAGTTCACAAGCTGCTGGGCAAACTATCAAAGATATATTGACTGACCTATTTAATGACAGTGATTCGGATATACACTATGAGTTTTTCAAAGATAATGTAACTAACATTATAGATGGCCCAACACTAGAAAATTTCACATTTGATAAGGTTAGACCTTCTCAAGCCTTTGACCAAATAGCTCAAGCTGCTGGATTTACATGGTGGATAGACTTTGATAAAAATGTATATTTTAAGGCAGTTAACGCTAATGTTGCAACTCAGCTATCAGCATTAACACTTGATATAGATAGCGATACTACTACATATTTTGAGATTGAAGAAGAATGTAGTATAGATGATATCGGGACAGCTTTAGTACTCCGTGATGTCGTCAACATTAGTACGTCAAATCAAGTGGATGAATTTGTAGGGTCTCAGGGTTCAGACCATAATGGTGAAGTTAGAAAGATTTTCACACTAAGTAGAAAACCTTTTGGATTCATTCATGTTACTTCTGTTAAACTAGCAACAGTAGCTCAAACACTTAAAACAGAAGATGTAGATGGTGATATTTTTGATGGTACAGGTGCTTCCAATGAAGTGTTTGTATTTGTAAGTAATGACAAATCTTATGTTAGGTTTGCATCTGCTAATGCTGTAGCTGCTGGAGATGCTGTAGAGGTTACATACAAATATGAAATCAAAGATGATATTGAAGGAGCAATTAACATTGCTGCTGTCAATGAGATGAAAGCTAGAACTCAAGGAGATGGTATACATCAATTTGTGTTTGCTCAAGCGTCAGGATTAAGAGTTACTGACATCGGACAACTGGATAGAATAGAAGAAATACTACTACTTAGAAAATCTACAGTTCTGATACGTGGTTCATTCTTTTCTTGGCTTAAAGGGTGGGAGGCTGGTCAAGTATTTGTACGTAAGTGGGACCAAGTTGACACACAGAAAGCTATGTTTGTCATATCTGTTACAAAGCAGATATTAACTCCTAACGACGACCCAACGTTATCTGACAGTGTAGTTTTAAGTCAAATAACCTATTCAAATATTCCTCATGGAGTAGCTGTGTAATGGCTGATAATGACCAAATACTTTTATCTAAGTTGATTGGGAACTTGTATAATGAAGTGTTTCAACGTAGAGCAACCTCTGATAATACTATCATTAAAAAGTCGTCTCATAATATAGAACAACAACCAGTAGATGAGCATACTAAAGAGTTTCTTTTAGATGCCGCTACAGTGCATGTGTGGGGAATATCTGGGGCTTCTGACCAAGTTAATAATAGCGGGAGTATTTCAGGAAGATGGTCATTTGCATCAAATTGGGGTTAATATGAAAAGTTCATCAGAGCTATTTCGTGGTTCCATTCGTTACAGTATGCAAGCTAAAGGATATGTGCGATGGATATTAACAGATGCTAAAACTGGAAGGTTTACTGATGGTGGACGTTCCAATGTAATCGTTAACTTGACAAGGGAAAATCTTGCTAAGGCCATGATTGGTACATCTATTACCTTTCCTGGAACTGTAGCAGTTGGTACTGGTACTAATGTTCCAGCCGCTTCAGATACAGCATTACAAACTTTATCTCAATATGATGGAGCCAATAATGCTAAGGCATTTGATAGCAAGACTATTCGGTCTATATATACTTCAAGATTCATTACACAATTCCTAACTGGTGAAGCTAACATAACCATTAGAGAGCTTGGATTATTTGACGATACTTCAGCTACTAATATGTGGGCTAGAGTAGCTGTTAACATTACCAAGACTTCATCACAAAGATTAACGATATACTGGTACATAACATTTGATAGGAGAAATGACGTGGCTATTAAAACTGGAGGAAGTATAGGAGCTACTGGCACCATTACTGCTGCAACTCCTAGCACTTTAACATTTGCATCTGCTGTTACAATCTTAATGATTACAAATAATGCAGCCGAAGAAGTTTATGTTAGGCTTAATCAGGCTATTTCTGGAGAAGACCCACCTCTTACATATGACTTTAAACTGGATGATAACGAGACAGTCTTCTTCTTAAATGAGGAGATATCAGTTACTACTGTAAGTGTTTATGGAACACTTCTAAATGGTGCTATGCCTCTAAACGAATTATCAGTTGTAGGATGGTAAATATGCAGCAAACACAAATCCAACAATCTTTAGTGACCGATAAAATGACAGAGGTTACTATAGAAGAGATTATTGACTTGATTAGGAATAGAGAAAGTACAGATGTAATGTACCACTCCAAGCCTGGTAATAACCCTAATGTTATAGTGTTAATATGTGGAGATAAGTATTGCACAGATATTAGAGAATTTAAGCCTATTTTAACTACTCATTCTAACGCACAAGTATATATACGTTCTCATGATAAAGAGAATAAAATATATGAATGGAAGGAGTACTATATTCCTAATC